CAATCGACCCCGAAACGCCCCGGCTCACCAGAGGGGCCCAGGAGGCCCGGGGAGGGGCTACAGAGGCGAGCCCTGGGTGAGCGCCGCAGGCGGGTGACAGGGGCAGGCTCTGGGGGCACAGGGGCGCACCATCCCCGGATGTAACGGATTGCGACAATCCGGCAGGCCCACCATCCCCAGCCCCCAGCAGTAGTGGCTAGGGTGGATGCAGGCAGGGCGAGAGCCAGGCCTACCCACCACACCGCCGCCGCTCCGGCCCGCCAGTGCCGGTAGGTGAGCGGATCCCGCACCTAGACAAATGCAGATCACCGAGCGCACCTCCAAAGCGGAGGTGCTCACCGCGGCATGCGAGCTGGCCGACTACCAGGCCGACCGCATCCGCGACCTGCAGCAGCGCCAGGCCATCCTCCTCGCCCTCCTGGGCCTGGTGGCTGTGCTGGAGCTGCTGTGATGACAAGCGCAACCATGGCGCCTGCCGCCCGCCTGCTCACTGAATACGGGGTCACCGATCCCGCGGAGGTGGCAGAGGAGCTACAGGACAGCAAGGCGGCACTGCTCAGCTGGGCAGGCCGCACCGGGCGCTACAGCCTGGGCGACCTGGAGGCGATCCTCCACGGCCACGGCGAGACCTTGCGCAGCTGGGTAGATGACTGCGAAGCCCACGGCTTCCAGGCGGTCTACAACGCTGAGGCAGTGCTCACCTGGCTGGGTTATTGACGGCATCCCGGAGGGGCTTCGGCCCTTCCCTGCTGCCCTCACCGGTAGCGATACCCACCACATCTGCACCATGACAACCAAAGAACAAGAGTGGCTCACCGTTGAAGACGCCCTCTACGCAGTCGAGAGGCTGCGGGATTGGGCGGACAACGAAGACAACCGCCAGCCGAGCACCTTCGCCAAGTTCCTCAGCCTCACCGGCAACCTGGAGCAGGACGGCGCCCTATGGGCCATGCCCTGCGGCTACCTGGAGTGCTCGATGCTGGCTGCTGCCCTCGAGGCCTGGGCTACCCACCCGAACGACGTTCGGGACTGGCTCTACCAGGAGGGCATCTGATGCTGAGCCGCTCTCTGATGGGGCTGATCCTGATTGCAGGGTCAGCCTTTCTCTGGACATCAGCTCTACACGAGCTGGTATCCCAGCCGGTGACCCACACCGGTACGCAGCCCTACGCCAGGCCTGCACCCTGACCTCGCCGCTCCCGCCCACCAGGGCGGGTAGGTGAGGCTTGACCCCATCACTGAGGGGCTCCGGCCCCTCTCTGCTGGGCTCACCAGCGCACCCACCACAACCAAAGAACCATGCAGTACCCGCTGCTCTGCCGCTCCCTTTACTGCGGTGAGATCGACACCACGTCGGCCCACTGCCTGCGATGCAGCAACCGCCCCGAGCTGGACGCCTACCGCGCCTGGTATGAAGAGGCGGCAAGGCTAGACGTCCTCTCCATTGCCGAAGCAATCCGCGACGGCGAGGAGTGGGGCTGGCAGACCTGACAAAACACAACAAGGCCAGCGCCGCTCCCATTGGGGGCGGCATGCTGGCCCCGCCAATCACCCACCATGCAGCAACCCAACCGCCTATTGATCAAGGCATCAGTCCGACTGTTCGCAGCTGGCCACCCGGACCTAGCCGCCGACCTCCGGCAGCTGGCCCGGCGATGGACCCCCGAGCAAGACAGAGAGCTGTGTGGCCACGCTCGCACCGTGTTTGATGACCTCGATGAACAAGAGCATTTCTGATCTGTGCACCTGGGCCATCGTCGTGTGGTCCCTGGGTGCAGTGGCTCACATGATGAGCCCGACCATCACTCACCCTCCTTCTACCTATGAACACCGAACCAAGTGAGCTGCAACTGATGCAGCTGTATCGAGACTGGTGGCAGGACAGCTACGGCGTCCAGCCCAACAACCAGGCAGCCGTGATCGCCGCGGCCTGGGCCCGGCATGCACTCAATGTGTTGGCCGAACCCGGCAACGAGGAGGCTGAGATTGCGGACTACTACACGAAGCTGCAGGCCCAGCAGGACAGCGGCATGTGCGTGTACCACCCCAAGCAGGAGCAGGCAGATGAGTGACACGCATGCGATGGCAGTGCTGCGCAGTGAGCTGCTGACTGCCATGTACGGCAGCTATCCCCTGCCCCTTGATCGCAATGCCCTGATGGACAAGTGCCGCACCAAGTTCCTCACCAGGGATCAGGACTGGTACGTGGATGCGACCAACGAACAGCTGAAGATCCTGCAGCAGGCCAGCCTGGTGCGTCCATCCAGTGGCGGATTCACCCTCACTGAACGTGGCAGGCGGGATCGGCAGCAGGCTCAACGATTCCTCAACCAACCACCCAAGGAAGCAGCATGACTGACATCAAGAACGTGTTGGCCGAGCGTGAGAAAACGCACGGCGCATTCGAGATCCACGCCACCGTCACCCAGGAACTGAAGGCTGTGTTGAACCAGCACATGCTGGACCAGGGCCGTGAGCTGAACTACTCCATGCAGGAGGCAGTCGACATGATCTTCCACAAGATCGGACGCGTGGTGGCTGGCGACCCCAATCACTGCGACCACTGGGATGACATCGCCGGGTATGCACTGCTCATTTCCGAGCAGCTGCGCAAGGATGGCTCGCCCTTCTGAGGACCCATGACCTACCAGCCTGAATGGAGAAAGGAAGACGAGGCCCGCATGGAGCGCCTTGACCGGCTGTACTTTCTCGATGGACGCAAGCACCTGCCCAATGGGCACCCGCTCAAGGGCACGTACACCGGCCTGCATCAGAAGTATGCGGAGCAGGGCTGGTGAAGAGAGGCAGGGACTGCAGCTTCACGCTGCACTGGAATGAGGAGAGCGCACCCAACCTGGGTGAAGGCATCAGCCGAACCAGCAAGGATGTGCCCCTGTACCGGGTGCTCGTCGTGTTCCCCGGCAACAAGCCGATGAAGGAGCTGATCCGTGCAGCAAATAAGCGAGAGGCTGCCAAGTTTGCAGGCAATCGCTACCCCCAGGCCGTGTCGATTGAAGTGATCGGCAAGGCCTGACCCACCAACAATCACCCACCACACATCATGGATTTACCAGAGAACGTCTACGACCTGCGCCGCACCAAGCCGGAGCACGCTGATGCGAACGACCAGGGCAAGGTGCTGTACTTCCACCCCAAGTTTGGATGGCACTCGAGCGCCTGGACTCACCCTTTGTACAGCGAATCAACGCACTGGACATACTGCCCATCCAACCCACCGATAGAACAGGAGGACCCGAAAGTCCTGCGAGACAAGGCTTTTGAGGAATGGCTGGCCACCTTTGAGCACGAGTTCTCTGAGCCAAGCAAGGCCTTGGTCAAGCTGGGATGGCTGGCTGCGTGGCGCAAACGCAACGAGTAAATGTAAACTAACGGGCCTGTGTCTCCTAGTCCTGGAGTCATAATGTCTATCGTTACCGCACAGTCAAGGTGTGACTGGAAAGTACGCCTCCCAGTAGGGCAGCTAACGACTAAGAGACAAAGCGATGAGTAACAGAACGCGAGATGGCATCAGGAAACGTGGTGCCAGCTACCTGGTTGATGTCACCGTGCAGGGCGAGCGCCGCACTGCCACGTACAAATCCCACGAGGAGGCCGTGGTCGGTCGGCTTCAGATCGAGGCCGAGATGCGGGGCGCAGTGATCAAGCGGGAGGCCGCGGCCAACCCTGGCAGCTGGACCCTGAAGAAGGCCTACGACACCACGCTGGAGATGCGGTGGCGGGACACCAAGAACGAAGTGAAGGCAGCCCGCAATGCACGGGATGCTGTGTCGTTCTTCGGCGGTGATCGCACCCTGGATTCCATCCAGGTCGGTGACATCGATGAGTTCGTCAAGCACCTGCGCAAGAAGGGCAACAGCTCGGGCACCATCAACCGCAAGCTGGCCAGCCTGTCGGCCATGTTCACTGATGCCGAGGAGCGGGGCGGCTGCATCAAGAAGCCACGCCTGATCCGTCAACCGGAACCCACTCACCGGATCCGGTACCTGACGCAGGAGGAGGAGCAGCTGCTGGCCAGCCTGATGATCCAGTGGAAGCAGGCCCCTGTGCTCGAGGCCATCACTGTCCTGCTCGACACAGGCATGAGGGTCGGTGAACTGCTGGCCCTGCAGGTGAAGGACGTGGACCTGCGGGAGAACATCATCTCCATCTGGCAGAACAAGGGCGACCTGCCCCGCTCAGTGCCGATGACCACCAGGGTGCGGGACATCGTGTCTGGACGGTGTGCTGCCAGCCGGGGCCTGGTGTTCTTCAACCTGACCCGCGAGACCCTGCGGTACTACTGGGACCGTGCCCGCTCTGCAATGGGGCTGGACGATGACGACCAGTTCGTACCCCATGCACTGCGCCACACCTGCGCCACCCGCCTGGTGCAGTCAGGCGTCAGCCTGTACGTGGTGCAGAAGATCCTTGGTCACAGCTCCATCCAGGTGACTGAGAAGTACGCACACCTGTCGCAGCGTGAACTGCGTGATGCGATCAACGTGCTCCAGGGGACCGTCATCCCCCATGCGCAGCATGTTGCGACGTCTGCAACATCTGTTGCGGAGCGGGTCACTGTGTAAAAAGTGGGCACAGCTAAGTGCCTGATTCGGCGGGAGTTTTGGTGGGCCCCCCGGGAGTCGAACCCGGCACCAACGGATTATGAGACCCGGGCTCCACTGAACCTCTCGTCATTCCCTAACTCCATGATTTTCCACGGGAATGACCAACCAATCGGACGTGATCCGCGCGTCCCCATCTCCATCTTGTTGCCGAGAGGAGGCTGATCAGCTGGCCCTCGAGGCTGAGATGTTCCAGCTGGGGGCTGATCGACAGGAGCTGATCACCAACAACCGCAGGGCTGCACGCATGGAGTCCCTCTCCAAGTACGGGGAGGCCCTGACTGCAGTGGGTGTCGACAAGGTGGTGGGCGTGCTGGCCCATCACCGCCGCCAGATGGAGCAGGGCAAGGCAGGCCGGACCTATGCCTACCTGGGCCCGCTGCTGCAGCTGTCACCCAAGAAGGCCGCGGCCACTGCTGCCCGGGTGGTGCTCGACCAGATCACCCACACCACCAAGCTGCATGCCCTGGCCTACCACCTGGCAGACATGCTGTGGATGGAGACCATGCTGGCCCGGGCCACCGTGTGGGAGCGCAAGCACCACGCCAAGGTGCGTGGTCGCCTGACCCACAAGCAGGCCGACGTGCGTCGCATGCAGAACACCGTGGCCTGGACTCCACAGGAGCGGCTGTCGACTGGCGTGTTCCTCATCCACCTGGTGGCCGAGCACACCGGACTGATCGAGCTGTTCCTCGACTCCGGCACCGGCCGCAGGGTGAAGTGCGTGCGTGCCACGCAGGCCTGCATGGAATGGATCCGCCAGGTGGAGGAGACACAGAAGGCGCTGTGTCCCTTCTCCCTGCCCATGGTGCTGCCGCCCAGGGACTGGCTGAACCCATACGAGGGGGGCTACTTCACTGAGGTTCCCTTCAACACCCTGCTCAAGAGCGGGAACGAAGAGGCAGCCGAGCACTGCACCGGGGACGAGGCCTTCGTTGTGGCTGCCAACTTGCAGCAGACGGTCGCCTATCGGATCAACGGCTGGCTGCTCGAGCAGGTGCAGCACGCATGGGACAAGAGCCTGGGCATCGGGTGCCTGCTGCCACGGGAGGGGTACGAGATCCCGCCCTATCCCAAGCACCTGCCTGATGACCACCCCGACGTGGCGGCCTGGAAGTTCAACGCCAGGCAGCTGCATGAACAGAACGACCGCAGTCGTAACCGCCGCATCGTGACGGCCAAGCAGCTGTGGATTGCACGCCGGTTCCTCGAGGAGCCAGCCATGTACTTCCCCATGCAGTTGGATTTCAGGGGTAGGTATTACTACCGACCCCCGTTCGTGAACCCACAGGGCAACGACGTGGGCCGTGGCCTGCTGCTGTTCGCCAATGGCACGCCCATCCGCACCGAGCGGGAGGCCGACTGGCTGCGGGTGCATGGCGCCAACCTGTTCGGCCACAGCAAGCTGACCTGGCAGGCCCGACTGGACTGGGTGCATCAGCACCAGCTGCAGATCGAGGCGGCAGGCCGTGACCCATGGGGCTATGCCGACTGGTGGACCAAGGCTTCCGACCCCTGGCAGTTCCTCGCTTTCTGCCGTGAGTACCAGCAGTTCAGCGCCCATGGCTACGGCTACATCAGCCACCTGCCTGTCGTTCTGGACTGCACCTGCAGCGGAATCCAGCACTACGCCGCATTGCTGCGCAGTGAGGAGATGGCAGAGCTGGTGAACCTGAAGTCCAGCGAGACACCGCAGGACATCTACACCGCAGTGCTGGCCCAGGTGCTCGAGCTATTGCGCAACGACGCAGCAGCTGGTGACCCGCATGCCCAGAGCTGGTTGCAGCTGCAGCCTGATCGCACCCTGGCCAAGCCGGTGGTGATGACCCTGCCCTACTCAGCCACCCGCCAGGCGGTGTTCCACTTCTGCCAGCAGTGGGCCTTCGAGCGCACGCTCGAGCTCTATGGCAGCGATGGCTGGTGCTTCAAGAAGGGGGCCATGGCAGCTATGCACTACATGGCCACGATCCTGTACCGGGAGACCAGCAAGCTGATCGCCCCGGCCAAGGAGGCCATGACCTGGCTGAAGAGGGTGGGCCAGCTGGCAGGGGAGGCAGGCATCGACCTGCACTGGACGTCGCCATCAGGGCTGCACGTCCACCACAAGTACATGGACTTCACGGGTACACGCATCCGCCTGTACCACCTGTCGTCTGTGCCGATGGAGCTGCTCACCAACCACATCCCCAAGGGGCTCAACCCCAAGCGGATGGGCAATGGCCTCAGCCCTAACGTCATCCACTCGCTGGACGCCAGCCACATGGCGTTCGCCACGATCACTGCATTCCACGCTGGGGTGCGCAATTTGGGAGGGATCCACGACTGCTTCGCCACGACTGCCGCTGAGATGGAGACGGTGAGGGATTGTGTCCGCAACTCCTTCGCTGACCTGTACTCCACCGACTGGTTCACGCTGCTGGCAGATGAACTTCTGCAACAGCTGCCCCCAGATGTGCTACAGAAACTATCCGCTCGCCCTACATTGGGCGGGCTGGATGTCAACCACGTCCGCAACGCCAACTACTTCATCACATGAGCATCTTCAATCTCATCGACAAGGTTCGTGTCACCACTCCTGTCTGCAAGTTTCAGTATCCCAAGCTCATTGAACCTGAGACAAAGTTCAACCCTGAGGGTGTGTACAAGATCGTCGGACTGCTCGACCCCACTGCCGCTGATGCAGTGGCCGGTCAACTGGACGACCTGCTGGCCAGGCACAAGGAATCACTGAAGGCACAGGCCCCCACCCAGAAGTTCAAGCTGTCCGATCTGCCCTATGGGTACGAGGAGATCGACAGCACCCCGTACTTCGTGGTCAAGAGCAAGATGAAAGCCAAGGGCATCGACCGTGATGGCCGTGCATGGTCTGCTGCTCCTGCCCTGTTCGATGCACGGGGTGGTGTCATCAAGGACCGCGACACTATCAAGGGCATGTGGTCGGGCACGACGGGTCGCATCTCCTTCGATGCCTGCCCCTTCTATCAAGCTGCCATCGGTGCTGGCATCACGCTCAGACTGCGTGCGGTCCAGATCATCGACCTGGTGGAGGGTGGCGGCAGTGCCGAGAGCTTCGGATTCGGGCAGGAGGAAGGCTGGACACCGGGCGTCAGCAGCGAAGCCGTGCCCTGGGACTCGACCGCCAGCATCCCAGAAGATGTTCCGGACTTCTGAGTACCGCTCCAAGTTCGAGGCAGCAGTCGCTGCTTCATTGAAGAAGCGGGGCCTTCCCTTCAACTACGAGGAGCAGGCCCTTCTCTACCGGATTGAAGCCACATACACCCCGGACTTCTGTCTGCCCAACGGGGTGGTGGTTGAGACCAAAGGGCACTTCCCGCCCGAGGACCGTCGCAAGATGTTGGCCGTCAAGGCGCAGCACCCGGAGCTTGACATCCGACTCTGCTTCCAGAACGCCGACGTGCGCCTATCCCGTGCGCCCAAGGCCCTGACCTACTGGCAGTGGGCCGAGCGGCATGGGTTTCTCTGGTGCGAAGGCCACATACCCACCACCTGGTTCGCATGCCCAGCAAGTTTCTGAAGCACGAGCCCTGTCCCGAGTGCAACAGCAAGGACAACGCCGCCCGCTTTGACGACGGCCATCTCCATTGCTTTGGCTGCGGCTACCAAGAGCAGCCGAAGAAGGACCCACACCCACCACGGATCCAACCCATGGCGCCACCACCGACGCCGCTTCTCGACTTCCTAGAGCTCAAGCCACTGGAGAAGAGGGGCATCAGCCTCGACACCTGCAAGCTGTTCAACTACGGCTACTCCATGCACCAGGGCGCCACCGTCCAGGTCGCTGAGTACCGGAACAAGAAGGGAGATCGGGTGGCTCAGCACCTGCGATACCCCGACAAGAAGTTCCGCTGGCTGGGTGATACCAGCAACATGCAGCTCTGGGGCCAGCACCTCTGGCGCCAGGGCCACGGCGGCGGCAGCAACCTGTTCTGCGTGGTGACCGAGGGTGAGATCGACTGCATGTCGGTCTCGCAGGTGCAGGGCAACAAGTTCCCCGTGGTGTCCCTGCCCAACGGTGCGCAGTCCGCCAAGAAGTACCTGGCCGCCAATGCCGAATGGCTGGGCCAGTTCAGCCGCATTGTCCTGTGCTTTGACAACGACGAGCCTGGTCGCCAGGCCGCCGAGGATTCACTGGCAGTCCTACCCCTGGGCAAGGTGGCCATCTGCCACCTGCCACGCAAGGACGCCAACGAGATGCTCCAGGCAGGCGAGGGCGACAAGCTCCGCGACCTGCTGTGGAAGGCCACACCATCCAGGCCTGATGGCATCGTCAACGCCAGCGAGCTGTGGGATGAGCTGGTCCGCCCCGGTGCCACCGCTGTGTGCAACTACCCCTGGCCGCAACTGGATCGCATGACCCTTGGCTTCCGCAAGGGGGAGATGACGACGCTGGCCGCCGGCTCCGGTGTCGGCAAGTCATCCATCTGCAGGCACATCGCCCACCACTTCCTGCGCAACGGGTTGAAGGTGGGCTACATCGCCCTTGAGGAATCCATCCAGCGGACCATGCAGGGGATCGTGGGCCTCGAGCTGGGCAAGCCCATCCACCTGGACCCCAACCTGGTCACACAGGAGGAGATGCGGGATGGCTTCGACCGTGTGTTCGGCACCGGTCGCTGCTTCCTGTACGACCACTTCGGTTCGATGGACCCCGACCACCTGATCAACAAGATCCGGTACCTGGCCGATGGCGAAGGTGCCGACATGGTGGTGCTCGATCACTTGACCATCGTGATCAGTGGCCTCTCTGACCTGGACGAGCGCCGTGCCATCGACGTCACCTGCACCAAGCTGCGCCAGCTGGTGGAGCAGACAGGTGTCGGCCTGATCCTGGTGTCCCACCTCAAGCGACCGGAAGGCCGCGGCCACGAGGAAGGGGCACAGACATCCCTCTCCCAGCTGAGGGGCAGCCACGCCATTGCGCAGCTGTCGGACATCTGCATCGGTGCCGAGCGCAACCAGCAGGGCGACCCTGCTGAACGCAACGAGCTCCAGCTGCGTGTCCTCAAGAACCGCTTCAGCGGCCAGACCGGCCTGGTCGACAAGCTCCTCTACGACCAAGACACAGGCCGGCTGGTCGTACCCATGTCCACCTACTTCGGAACCTGATGAAGTGCCCCGAATGCGATAGCACCCTGATCCGCACTGGCATGACCAGGCAGGACGGCAGCAGTACCACCATCCGCCGGAAGAAGTGCCGGGTCTGTGGCCACGGCTGGTACACGGTGGAGGTGCCCCTTCCCCCCTATGCCCTGAACCACACCAGAGATTCCGAGGGCCTTACTGGCCTTGCCCTCAAGAGCGACTACAAGCGCATCTCCTTCAACCCCGCATGACTGTCACCTTCATCCACTGCACCCCTGATGCCGAGGGCCTCATCGTCGACATGGCCCGGGTCAGCAACCCAGCCAACCAGGGCAACCCCGACACTGCGCCCCGGCTGATCAGCTACCTGATTAAGCACAAGCACTGGTCCCCATTCGAGATGGCCAGCCTGTGCCTGAAGATCGAGACCGAGCGGGACATTGCTGCCCAGTGCCTGCGACACAGGTCGTTCTCCTTCCAGGAGTTCAGCACCCGCTATGCACAAACTGCATTGGCTGAGATCCCCGCGTTCCGCAGGCAGGACTCAAAGAACCGGCAGTCCAGTCACGACGATCTACCCGAGGAGCTGAAGCAGCGGTTCAGCACGCAGGCCGCTGTACTGATCCGCAACATGTACCTCACCTACCAGGACATGCTCGCCGCCGGCGTGGCCAAGGAGACAGCACGCCGCATCCTGCCGCTCTGCACCCCGACCACGCTGTACATGCATGGCACCCTGCGCAGCTGGATCCACTACATCGAGCTGCGCTGTGGACCCGAGACACAGCTGGAGCACCGCCTCATCGCTAAGCAGTGCCGCTCTGCCTTTGCGGCCAAGTTCCCCGCCATCGCCCTCGCCCTCAACTGGATCAACGAATGACTCTGCTCATCGACGCCGACCACCTGATCTATGCCGGTTGCGCCGCATGTGAATGCGACATCCGCTGGGATGAATGGATCAACACCCTTCACCTCGAGCAGGCAGACGTGAAGGACTACATCACCATGCGCCTGTCCTACTGGCGTGAGGTCAGCGGACACAACGACGTGGTGATGTGCTTCTCGGACTACCCCACCTTCCGGCACGAACTGCACTCCGAGTACAAGGCCAACCGCATTGGCAAGCGCAAACCCCTGGGCCTGCGGGACATCCGCAAGTGGACAGCTGAGCAATACGAAAGCCGCACCTGCGTCGGCCTGGAAGCTGACGACACCATGGCCCTGCTCGCCACCAGTGGCCTGTACAAGGATCCGATCATCGTGTCCATCGACAAGGACATGCGCACAGTCCCGTGCTCACTCCTTGCCGGCGACGAGGTGGAGACTATCCATCCCGCCCAGGCCAACAGGGTGTGGATGACACAGGCCCTTACAGGTGACTCGACCGACAACTACCCCGGCATCAAGGGCGTGGGCCCAGCCAAGGCCGCCAAGATCCTGGGTGAAGCCGGCACTCTGCCGGACATGTGGGAGAAGGTGGTGGCCGCCTACCGCAAGGAGGGTCTGACCTTCAAGGACGCACTGCTGAATGCACGCCTGGCTCGCATCCTGCGGTACGGGGACTATGACTTCCATGCCGGGACTGTCCACCTGTGGGATCCCGATGCTGACCCTGCGATGAAAGCCAGTGGATGACGACCTGTTCCCACCTGTTGATGAGGCTCTGGTGAAGAAGCTCGAGGAGCTATTCCCCGAGAAGTGCCCAGACATCAACGCTTCAGACAGAGAGATTTGGATGTACGTCGGATCACGCTCCGTGGTGCGCATGTTGCAGGCCGTTTATCTTGAGCAACAGCAGGAGGATTAACCATGTGTGGAGGCGGGCGGGCGGCTCAGCACCAAGCAGAGCAAGCCAAGCGTGATCAAGCCGCGGCTCAGACCCGTGCCGAGCAGGCAGCCCGTGAGCAGGCAGCCCAGCAGCAGGCCGCCATGGAGCGGATGATGGCTGATCAGCGTGCTGCACAAGAGGCTGCCCGCCAGCAGTACGAGGTGCAGATGAACGCACAACGTGCCGCCCAGGCTGAGGCCATCCGCGCCCAGCAAGAGTCCAGCGCCAGGCAGCAGGCTGACTTTCGCTCTGCCCAAGAGGCGGCAGCTGCTGAACAGCGGGCACAGTTGGAACAATCCAGGGCTGAAGCAGCTGCCCGTGCTGCAGAACAGAAGCGGATTGCCGAGGCGCCTCCTGCCCCAGCACCCAACCCCAGCGCCACTGACACCAAGCCCTCTCTCGAGATTGCCCCGCAAGTCAGGGCCACGGGCCGCGGCCGTCGTCGGTTCCGCACTGACGCCATGGGCCTGGCCGGTGGCGGTGGCACCAGCTTGTCCATCCCCGGCGCTTGATAGCCAGTGGAACTGAACCTCACCGCCAGCGTCGACCGGCAATCCAAGCCCTACAGCGAGGATGGCGAACAGGGCAAGGCAGCCGCCCGGTACGGCCAGCTGTCGACAGATCGCAATGCGTTCCTGCAGCGGGCCCGGGACTGCAGCAAGGTCACCATCCCTGGTCTGATCCCTGACGAGGGCGGCACTGAGAAGGGCAGCCTGCGTACCCCCTACCAATCCCTGGGCGCACGCGGCTGTAACTACCTGGCCAGCAAGCTGCTCATCACCCTGTTCCCTCCCAACTCCGCCTTCTTCAAGTTGGAGGTGGACGACCTGGCACTGCGTGTTGCAGAGCAAGGGCCGGAGGTGAAGTCCGAACTGGATGCCGCCCTGGTCAAGGTCGAGCATGCAGTGATGTCAGTGTTCGAGACTGCCAACGGCAGGGCCTCGATGCACGAAGCCTTCAAGCACCTGCTGGTGGGCGGCAACGTCCTGCTGTACGTGGATGCCGATGGCGTCAAGGTGATCCACTTCAACAGGTTCTGCCTGGTGCGTGACCCGATGGGGAACGTGGTGCAGATCCTGGTGGAGGAGGAGGTCTACCCCGAAGCCCTGCCTGATGACTTCCTCAATGAGGTGTGGGTCGACCAGGGCGAGGAGTACGAGGCAGACCCCGGCAAGAAGTCCATCAAGCTCTACACCTGCGTCGAGTTCGAGCACGGCAAGTGCCACTGGTACCAGGAAGCCATGGGTAAGGAGATCCCTGGCACCCATGGCCAGTGCGATGCCGACGTGTCGCCTTGGATTCCCCTGCGGTTCAACCGTGTGGATGGTGAAGAGTACGGCAGGGGCTACGTCGAGGAGTATTACGGCGACCTGATTGCACTCGAGGGCCTGTACCGGGCCATGCTCGAGGGCTCTGCTGCTGCCGCCAAGATCCTGTTCCTGGTCAACCCCAACGGCACCACCAGGCCACGCACCCTGCAGAACGCACCCAACGGGGCCATCGTTCAGGGCAATGCCAACGACGTCACAGTGATCCAGTCCCAGAAGGGGCAGGACTTCAACATCGTGATGCAGATGATCCAGCGGATTGAGGAGCGCCTGCAGTTCGCCTTCCTGCTGAACACCGCCATCCAGCGACCAGGTGAACGAGTGACCGCGGAGGAGATCCGCTACATGTCACAGGAACTGGAGGCTGGTGTCGGCGGCCTGTACTCCATCCTGACCCAGGAACTGCAGCTGCCCTTGGTGCGCAGGCTGATGCACTTGATGCGCAAGCAACGCAAGCTGGCTGCCTTCCCCAAGGTGGACGGCAAGTCTGTCGTCAGCCCCAAGCCGGTCACCGGACTCGAAGCCATTGGCCGCGGCGACGACCGCAACAAGCTGGTCGACTTCCTCACCGTGGTGAACCAGGCCCTGGGCGCAGAGGCCACGGCCAAGTACATCAACGTGTCCGAGGCTCTGATGCGCCTGGCTGCGTCGGAGTCCATCGACACCACCAATCTGGTGAAGTCAGCCGAGGAACTGCAGGCTGAAGAGGAAGCTGTGCAGCAGATGATGCAACAGCAACAGCAGCAAGAAATGATGCAGGCTGGCATCAAGTCACCGGCCGCAGCCAAACTGGCCGATGGATACGTCCAACGACAACTTGCCGAAGGAGGAGTGATCGATGCCCCGCTCAACAGCCCAGAAGGAGAACAGCTCCCAGCCTGATCCGATCTCCGTGATCAACAAGGAGTCCGGCGTGCCCGAGCACGGCCCTTCCGAAGACATCGTGATCGGGAAGGTAGAGCGCAAGGAGCCGGCTGCACCCGCACCCATCCCTGTCGTGACCACCGACAAGGATGGCACTATCACCATCAAGTAACCACCCACCATGCCCGAAGCAATCACCATCGTCCAAGAGCAATCCCCTGCCCTGTCGCCTGAGAACCAGGAGATGCTGCAGGCCCTGGAGCAGCAGCCTGGCTCAGAAGATCAACTGCTGGCTGGCAAGTACAAGTCAGTCGAGGAGCTGGAGAAGGCGTACAAGGAGCTGCAGTCCAAGCTGGGCCAGGGGACCAAGCCGCCTGCTGCAGCAGAAGCTGATGCCAATGATCAGCCAGAGGCAGAGGAACCCAACGACGAGGCGGAGGCACCGGCCAGCAATGCCCGGGAGATCTACGGCGACTTCATCGGCTCTCGATTGGAGGAGTCGAACATTGACTTCACGTCGATGGCTGATCGGTTCGCCCAAGGCGGCAAGCTCGAGGAGGGTGACTATGGCCAACTCGAAGAGGCTGGCTTCACCCGGGACATGGTGGATGCTTACCTGGCTGGCCTGAACTACAAGGCCGCCCAGGACAGTCAGCTCACCGTCAAGGAGATCACTGCCATCAAGGAGGAGTACGGCGGTGAGGCGCAGTACAACGCCATGATCCAGTGGGCCGGCAACAACCTGCCCAAGGAGGAGCAGGACGCCTTCAACCAGGTGGTGAACACTCAGCCGCTAAACGTGGCGAAGCTGGCCATCGCTGGCCTGCATGCCAAGTTCACTGCTGCCGAGGGTCGTGAGCCCAAGCTGATCGGCGGCAAGGCGCCCAAGACCGGCGGGGAGAAGTTCGAGTCGACGGCTCAGTTGGTGGCTGCGATGTCGGACCCCAGGTACCAGTCGGATTCTGCATACCGCAGGAAGGTGGAAGAGAAACTCAAGCAGTCCAGCATCATGTAACGTCTGTGCACAGAAAGCACGTCGGCCCCGGTCCCAAAGTCCGGGGCTTTTTTCTTTGTGGATCAGGTGCCTACACTTCGAGCACCTAGACCTTCTCGCGGAAGCGACGGCCCTCTGCGGAGGACACCCCCAGCGGAAGGAGGCGAGGTCGGGGCAACAACCCAACTTCCCTAGGAGCCCATCATGGCTGCCCCCAACTTTGACGCTTCGCGTCTTGGCTTAATCAACAATGCTGGCGGCGGTTCGTTCGCTGGCGATAACGCCCTGTTCCTGAAAATCTTCGGGGGCGAGGTTCTGACTGCGTTCCGCAAGAGCACGATCTTCGAGGCCCTGCACACTGTTCGGACTATCAGCTCCGGCAAAAGTGCACAGTTCCCGATCATCGGCCTGACCAGCACTTCGTACCACACTCCCGGCACCATGCTGACCGGGAACCAGGTGAAGCACGCTGAAGCTGTCATCAACATCGATGACAAGCTGGTGAGCAATGTCTTCGTCGCTGACATCGATGAAGCCAAGAATCACTACGACGTGCGGTCGCAGTACAGCACCGAGATGGGCAACGCCCTGGCCTATCGCTTCGACCAAAACATCGCAGCGATGCTGGCTAAGGCAGCCCGCACTGCCACCAACTTCAACACCGACCTGCCTGGCGGCACCCGCATCAAGATCGTTGCAGCCTCCAAGACTGCAATCACTGGCGCCCAGCTGGCCACTGCGATGTTCAGCGCAGCCCAGAAGATGGACGAGAACAACCTCCCCGAGAACGACCGCTACTGCGTGCTTGCTCCCGCGGAGTATTACAAGCTCGTCCAGGAGACCAACGTCATCAACCGTGACTGGGGTGGCGCTGGCGCCTACGCCGACGGCACCGTGCTGAAGGTGGCGGGCATCACCATCCTGAAGTCGAACCACCTCCCCACCACTAACCGCTCTGCGGCCACCGGGGAGAACAACGACTACAGCGGCAACTTCACCGACTGCGTGTCGCTTGTCTTCAACAAGCAGGCCGTGGGTACCGTGAAGCTGATGGACCTGAAGATGGAGCAGACCGGCTCCGACATCCATGCCCTCTGGCAGGGAACCTTCATGGTCGGCTCGATGGCCCTGGGCAGCGGCGTGCTGCGCCCTGACTGCGCCGTTGAGATTTACACCGCCACCAGCTGACGGTTGAGTGGGGGCCTACGGGCCCCCTTTTCCTTTTCCCCGAGAGCAGGCCATGACCATCACTCGCACCACCTACCTGGAAGCCGTGAACCTGGTGCTGCGGATGATGGGCGAGGCGCCTGTCGACAGCCTGGATGGACAGTTTGGACTGGCACAGCAGGCCGCCGACTCCATCCTGACCGTGAGTCGCAAGCTGCAGTCCGAGGCCTGGTCGTTCAACACCGACTACCAGCGCACCCTGCTGCGGGATGTCATCAGCAATCAGATCAACCTGCCTGCCAATGCCCTGCGGGTGGAGGTGAACCCGTACGACTACTCGAGCCTGGACATCGTGCAGCGGGGAGACAAGCTGTACGACCGCAAGGGTGGGACCTACGCCTTCACCCAGGACATCACTGCTGACGTGACCTACGGCCTGGACTGGGAGGAGCTGCCCGAGCATGCCCGCCGGTACATCGCTGTGACTGCAGGCCGCGAGCTGCAGCAGTCGATCATCGGCTCCCGGGACCTGGATCAGGTCAACTACGGCATGGAGGTGGAGGCCAAGTCCGCCTTCTACGAGATCGAGACAACCACCTCGAGCCACAACATGCTGCAGGGCAACCCCAACATCACGGGCCCTTACCTGAGCTACATCCCCTCGCAGGCCCTGCGTCGTTAAGCCATGCCCTTCGTCAGCAGCACCATCCCCAACCTGATCAATGGGGTGAGTCAGCAGCCTGCAGCGCTGCGCCTGGCCTCTCAGGCCGAGGTGGTCGTGAACTGCATGCCCAGCCCTGTGGAAGGGCTGAAGAAGCGCCCTGCCTTCAACCACCTCAAGCAGATCTTTGCCGGCACTGCAGGTTCAGGCCGTCCCTTCTTCACCGTAGTGGACCGGGACGGGGCCAATCGGTGGGGGATCTTGCTGCAGGACCAGGCCATCAAGGTGTTTGACCTGGCTGGCAACAGCAAAACCGTCACCACGCCCAACGGCGTCAGCTACCTGGACGTCACGGGGGAACCCAGCAAGCAGTTCCGCGTGGCATCCGTGGCGGACTACACCTTCATCGTGAACCGGGAGAAGGTGCCCGCAATGCTGACCGGTGCCGGGGACAAGAGCCCCACCTGGGGCACCAAGTCGATGGTGTTCGTGAAGGCCGCTCAGTACAACACCACGTACTCAGTCACGGTGAACGCCACCACCGTGACCTACACCACCCCTGCTGTGGGCGGGGGCCAGCCCACCACCCCAACCATCGCCACCAACCTGCGCAACAGCCTGGCGACGGCCCTGGGGGCTGGATGGACCATCACGGTCAACGACTACATCATCAACATCCAGAAGGACGACGGGGCCGACTACACCCTGGCCGCTACTGATGGGTTCGACGGTCAATCGATTCGTCCCATTAAGAACACGGCGGGATCCGTGACTGACCTGCCGACCATCGCCACACACGGCTTCATCGTGAAGGTGCAGGGCAGCACAGCCACTGAGTTCGATGACTGGTACCTGACCTTCGAGGCCAACGCTGGCAGCGGCTTCGGCCCAGGCGTGTGGAAGGAGACCGTCGGCCCAGGCATCAACTACAAGCTGGACCCGGCAACCATGCCGCACGTCCTGGTGCGCAACAACGACGGCACCTACACGTTCAAGCAGTTCGACTGGTCGCCGCGGCCTGCAGGTGATGAGACCAGTGCAGCCAACCCCAGCTTCGTGGGTTCACCGATCAACAACATCACGGTGTTCCGCAACCGGCTGGCCCTGCTGACCGACGAGAACGTGGTGATGTCGGCAGCTGATGAGTTCGAGCGGTTCTTTCCGGAGACCGTGCAGACCGTCCTGGACTCCGACCCCATCGACCTGACGTGCGGCGGCAACCAGGTGAACATCCTGCTGGCTGCAGTGCCGTTTGCCAGCACGCTGCTGCTGTTCTCCAGGCACGGCCAGTTCCGCCTGGACAGTGGCTCTTTGACCGTGCAACCGCTCACGCCCAAGAGCGCCAACATCACGGCCATGACCACCTTCGAGCTGTACGACGGGGTGGACCCTGTGGCGGCAGGTCGCACGATCTTCTTCACCATCCCTCGAGGGGAGTTCGGCGGCCTGCGGGAATACTTCCTCCCGGACACCACCAGCCCAGTACCTGCATCGGATGAGGTGACGTCGGCGGTGCCACGGTTTGTGCCGTCTGACGTGGCGCAGATGACGGCCTCTGTGTCGGAGGAGGCAGTGGCCCTGATCGCCAAGAGCCAACCCAAGCGGATCTACCTGTACAAGTTCTTCTTCCAGGGGGACCAGAAGCTGCAGAGCGCCTGGTCTTACTGGGAGGCATCAGGGGCTAAGTCGATCATTGGCATCCAGTTCGTCGACAGCGACCTGTACGCCGTGGTCGAGTACGCCGATGGGGTGTACCTGGAGAAGGTGGTGGCCCGCCCTGAGAGCGTGGATGCCGGGGCCGACTTCGAGCTGCTGGTAGATCGCAAAACGACTGAGGCCAGCTGCACGGTGGCGCTCACCAACCCCAGCGGCCTGGACACCCAGTCGACCATCACGCTGCCTTACCCTCGGAACACAGCCGCGCAGATGGTGGTGGTGGGCCGCGTCGCCACCGGCAACACCATCGCCCCCGGCCAGGTGATCTACCCCATCAGCCAGACCGGCAACACCATCACGGTGCGCGGCGACCTGACGACGGCGAAGTTTTTCGTGGGCGAGCTCTACGAGATGCGGTACGAGTTCAGCACCCCGTACTTGAAGGAGCAGCCCCAGGGCGGTGGCGTCGCTGTGATCGGTGGGCCCAGGTTGCAGATGCGGACCTGGACGCTGATCCATGACAAGAGCGGGCATTTCGAGGTGTGGGTCACCCCGCGTGGCCGCGACACCAAGAAGCACCCGTACAACGGGCTGACCCTGGGCGACAGCGGCGCATTGCTGGGCGAGGTGTCACAGATGGTTGGCAAGTTCCGCGTGCCGGTGATGGCACAGAACATCGACACCAAGGTGGAGATCAGGAGCAGCAGCCCTCTGCCCTGTCGCGTCCAGTCAGCAGAGTGGGAGGGCATGTACTTCAGCCGGACAGAACGCCTATGAGCGCCGCGTACACCCGCAAGAGCATCGCCAAGGACATTGCGGTGGTGGCCGCCAACATGCGGAAGGCTGATGTCGCAGAGATCAAGGCGGGCTCTGGCGAGACCCCTGCCACCGCCCTGCTGTACTGCTTCATGGCCAGCGGCCCTTGCATGACCATCTGCCGAAAAGATGGCACCCCTGTGGCGATGTGGGGGGCAGTGCCTGCCGGGAATGGAGTGGGCAGGGTGTGGCTCCTGGGCACTGATCAGTTGGTGTTCAACAAGGCGGTCCGCGCACAGTTCCTGCGCCATGGGAAGGCCTACATGAGGGAAATGCTCTGCAACTACCGGGTGCTGTGCAACTGCGTTGATGCACGCAACAAGGTCCACATAAGGTGGATCCGGTGGATGGGCTTTACCTTCGTCGCCCAGCATCCAAACTACGGGGCAGAAGGTCGACTGTTTCTTGAGTTCTGCCAGGTGAACAGCCATGTGTGAACCCGCGACAATCGCCGCCATTAGCCTTGGCGTCTCTGTCCTCAGCACGGGCCTGGGTATCTACAGCTCCGTCCAGCAGGGGCAGTCTGCAGAGGCTCAGGCCAACTACAACTATCAGATCCAGCAGCAGCAGGCTCAGTTCCAGTTCGCTGAGCAGCAGCGGCAGATGGACTATCAGTTCCAGGAGCAGCTGCGCATGGCTGAGTACACGTACCAGAACCAGGTGTCGCAGCGGGAGTTCGACTACCGCAACTCGTACCTGCAGTACGACTACCAGCTGGCTGAACAGCAGCGGCAGTATCAGTACGAGCAGGCAGTCAACCAGCAGAACTACGAATACCAGCAGGCCCAGGTGGAATCACAGCGGGCCTATGAGGCCGCTCGTCAACAGCAGCAGCAGTCGGTGATGGAGCTCAACTCTGAGCTGGCTGGCATCGCCTACAGCAACGATCTGCGGTTGCTTGACCTTCGGTTCATGCAGGAGGAGGAAGCCGCGGCCCAGCAGAAGAGCAAGGCATCCAGGGAGATCGCCCAGGAGAAGGCCACCGTCCGCGCCTCTGGCCGCACGGGCAACACGGTGGAGAACCTACTGGCGGACTACTACCGGCAGCAGGCTTCCTACGACTACGCCACCAACCGCAACCTGGCCTTCACGGGTGCGGACATCCAGGAACAGAAACGCGGCAGCCAGGCGCAGTACGCCGCACGCAAGGCATCCGAGCAGCCGTACATCAAGCAGCTGTACACCGACCCGATCAAGGGCCAGGCCCTGGCACCAGGCAGTGGCGTGGCACCGATGTACGCACCGGCGCCCACCAGGCAGCAGGTGACGCGGGGCACGGTGACGCAGGGCGCTGTGTCCCGGGCCTACGTGGACCAGACGCCGTACACGCTGCAGGCCATCAGCACAGGACTCACTGGGGCATCAAAGGTGGCGGGCGCCGCCTACGACTACAAATACGCCCAGAAGACCGGCAAGCTGCCCGGCAGGAGCTAGTAACCGATGGCCCGTCCTTCTCTTGGTCCCGCCTACGGGAACACCGACAGATCCACCCCGGCACGCCTGTTGGGCGGGATCCCGGATGCCAGCAGTCAGGCACCCATCGGCACCAACGAGATTGCAGCACCGGCCCTGCAGGCCGTGCAACGAATCGTCGACACCTTCTCCGCACCAGGCCAAGGCCCCACGCTGGGTGGCGCGTTGCAGATCACCAATCCGCCCAACCCGGCACGGGCGCAGTCGCCTGTGGTGTCGCAACTGGCGCGGCCCATGGCATCACCCAACCCGGTGGTGCAGCAGAGCATCGTCAACCAGCCGCAGTACGCCCCCTATGTCGACAACATCGGGGCCCTGTCGAAGTCCCTGGCTGGATTCAGCACCTTCTTCGACTCGCTGAACGAGACCCTGCAGAAGAAGGACCGCATGGATGATGCGGTGGCCAAGCAAACAGGCAGCGCCCTGGCCAGGGATGCAGCCCAGGCTGGTGTGTTCGACAGCCTGCAGGGGCTGCAGAAGCACCTGGAGAAGGGTGTGACTGAAGGAGCTGCAGGCTATGGCGACATGCTGCGGCGGTTCCAGGCCGCTGATCCCCGGGCCCTGCGCTACGCCACCATGGGCATGCAGGACGCCTACATCAAGGCCAATGCCGCGACCCTGAAGGAGCGGGTAGCGCAGACCAAGACCCTGCTGGACGGTCGTCCTGTGGAGTCAGTGCCTGCCAGCGACCCCGAGTACCAGCGGATGGTGACGGCCCTGATGTTCCCCAACGGGACCATGGGAATCCTGCCGGATGTCTTTGAGTCCAACCGCCAGCAGCTGGGTGCCATCTACGGCTCTGTCGCTGCCGACCAGGAGAAGCGGTTCGGCGGCTACAAGACGCAGAAGGCCAAGGAAGGTCTGACCGCGGTGAAAGATGGCAATGCCATGTCGCTGGTGAATGGCGCCCTGCCCCTCGAGCAGATCGCAGCGAACCTCACCAACGGCTTGGACGGCTTCTATAGCCAGAGCGGCCAGACCAATGAGGAGTACCAGAAGGAACTGAAGGAGTTCCCCAAGGGCCTTGTGAGGTCCGTGCTGTCCGCTTCGCAGGGCGACTGGGGCAAGGCAAAGCTGGCTCTATCCCGTGTGCCGGAAGTACTGGCCCAGGTGCGCGTGGGCCCCGCCAGTGCAGGCGACAAGCGCCCCCTGCTGCTCGATCAGATCGGCGGCATGGAGGGCCTGTACGAGATCACCAAGGATCTGCAGGAGCAGGTGATCGCACAGCAGAACCTGGGCGACCAGCTCGAGGGACGGGAAGCGAAGGAGCAGGTGCTGGCCGACATCAAGGCTGCATTTACTCCAGAGGTGCTGGCTGACCCTGCGGCCATTGATTCCACGGAGAACGCACTACTGGCACGAGGTCGCCAGCTGTATGCGTCGAACCCCGACATGGCCCTGGCCTACGAGGAAGCGGTGAAGAAGCAAACCTCCAGCATCCGGGCTGGCTACGTGCAACCGGACCAGGAGAAGGCCGAGGTCAACCTGTGGGCCGAGATGGCCACCAACCCTGGTGTCGATTTCACTGAGCGCATCCTGCAGCTGCAGCAGTCACAGCAGATCAGCTACAGCGCCGCCAAGAGCTTCCTGGCAACACAGGCCGGTCGCAACCGTGAGGACAACAAGGCCAACTACCAGGTGCTCCGTGGCCTGCAGGATGACCTGAGGAAACGCCTCGAGGCCCAGTACGCCCGGGGTGGTTCTGAAGGTGGAGCCAACCTCACGCCGAATGAGGCCCGTGAGATGTGGACGATGCTGGGCCAGCTGTACAAATCTGGCGACCAGCTGATCCGCAAGAACCCTGGCGCTGATGCGACGCAGCAACTGGGCGACCTATACGGCAATGCGCTGAGCAAGGCCCTACCCCAGCAGGTGATGACGCCACCGGCATCAGCCACGCCGGAGAACATTGCTCGAGGTTTGGCCGGTGGCTCCCGTGGTGATGCTGCACAGAACGCACAGCTGCGTCGTCAGGCGGAGACGCAGCCGCTGTACACCAAAGAACGGATGGGTCAGCAGCTGGACGGCATCCTGACCGGCAAGCCGCTGGATGATGCCACCCGCCAGATCATCCGCCGCAGCGGGATGAAGCCCAGTGCCTTCTTCTCCCGGCAGATGCAGCTGCATGGCATGCCGCTGGACCCCGAAACCCAGAAGCGCCTGCAGGAACTCGATGGCGGCGACCTGGTGTCGCAAGCTCCAACTGGCACCGGTGGACTGGGGATGCTGCCCACCAACCGCTACCTGCCGGTGGCACAGAAGATGGGGCTCCAGTTCGCCAACACTCTGCTCAACGCCTTCGTTCCACCAGCTGCTGCAGCTGAGAGGGGTATCACCCCTTTTACGGGTAGCGCCATGCGTGGATCGACCAGCCTGCTGGGTGTGATCCGCGACCTGCGTGGCGCCAACCAGTTCCGGGGCGTGAGCCTGGTCCAGAACAAGCGGCCTGGTGATTACCAGTCCAACCCAGCGGAGAACTGGTTTTTTGACTTCAGGCCTGGCGTAGTGCCCAAGGCGATTGCTCGAGCACAAAAGCTGAGCGAGCAGGACATCAACGCCCTGGCCTTTACGTCGCTGACCGAGGCCGGCCCCACTGCCAGAGGCAAACTCGAGGTGGCAGCCAATCTCATCAACCGCTCTGCCATTGCAGGCAACAAACCCATCGTCGACATTGCCAAAGCGCCCGGGCAATACGAGGGAGTCTTCGGCTACAGCAGGGCCCAGGTTGTAAGCGCCGCAGAGGGGAGACGTATCTTTGGCCGCCGATACGATCAGGTCAGAAAACTGATACTGCAAGGGCTCTGAGCCATGCCTATCCAAGTCGTCAAGGACCCGCAGACTGGCGAGGAGCGGCAGGTCTATGTCGCCCCGAAAGGCATGGGCAATGAGCCCAAACCTGCTGCCAAGCCGAAGCAACAGCAAGGTGGCCTTGGCGGGCTGATGGATGCAGTCAACAACACCCCTATTGGTGTTCTGACTTCACTGATACAGGCAGGTGGCACAGCCCTTGGCACTGGCGTGAACCAGCTGCAGCAGCAGGCTTGTCCTCAGGTGCTGCATTGCGCAGCCGCTCCACGTACTTGCCTGCGCGGAAGGCCCGCATCAGGAACTCAACGGTGGAGCCAACGAAGGCACCCT